TCTTATAGATTGGTTCAATAAAGTCTTCATCGAGACGTTTGGCTGTTACAAAATTTATATACTTACGACGATCTACAATATCACCTAAATGCACGATGTAATTTATTCCATGTTCTTCTAAATATGGAAAGAATACTTCTTTATAGAACTTTGAAATATGTTCAGCAAATATTGGACTATCGTTACGACAACCCCAATGAGTGTCAGTAATTAATGCAATTTGTGTCATAGACTATTTTCTCCAAGAATTTCTTCTTTGAGTTCATTAATATCTTCTTCAATAAAATGTTCTATGCCAATTTTTTGTTTATCTTTTTTCTTATTGATAATTGCTTCTTCATATGACTTTACGAACTCATTCATATGTTCGTTTTCAAAATAAATTTGTTCTGTATGTTCATTCCATTCACTCTGTTGAATATGATCATTATGAATCATTGAGTTTTGAATTAGTTTATGCTTCGTGTACAGATGTCGCTTCTCTTTGGTGATACGACGAACAAACGCAAAATAAACGATTTGTGTAATATAAGCAAATGGATTACTCGATTTTGCTGGATCGAAGTTGTCAATATACATCAAACAATTTTCAATACCATCGCCGATCATCTCTTCTTTAAATGGATAGTTCATACAATTAGGACGATTACAGAGTTTCTTAGCAATCAAAAGAATACACTCACCTACGTAATCAGAAATTCTAGGCTTCTGTGTTCCTTCAGCTTTGGCTTTCTTTACAAGTTCATGATGTATAGTTAGCTCTTGGAGTAACTTTTTATTGTCTACATAGTGAGCGTTTCTTAGTTGCATCAGTGTACCTTTGTGTTTTTCTTTGCCTTAATATTTTTAAAGTCTTTCGTTTCTTTCATTTCATTCAATTGATTTTCAATCACAGTTTCAAATGCAGGATTAGATAAGGCTGCATCAATAAACGTAGATGCAAGATCTACTTCTTGTATTGTGATTTTATCTAGAACTTCATCATGATACCTCATGAGTGTTTTATAATATTTGGCAAGTTCTAAACGAGGGGCATATGTTCCAACAATATGTGCTCTACGAATCTTCATGATAGGAGATTTAGCAAGAAGATTGTATCTGCGCAAGAAGATCATCGTAGTACCATCAGGATTTGCTATAGATATAATCGTCATAGGATGACCGATCTCAATCAATTGTTCTGTGACCTTACTTTCATCTACTACACAGATAACATCTTGACCAGTAGTCAGTTTTAATACTGTAAAGTTATTCATTTCAATTTTACCGTGTAAATTTTATTCTCAAACTTTTCTTCGTTGTAGATTTTCATACGCTCGATGAAGTGCATCAATGTATGGTTCTTCTTTGAATTCATGGACATATCATCTGCTATGTCAAACAACGTACACTCTTCTTTGTTTTCTCCAAGTCTTAGGCCACGACCAATAGACTGAAGATTGCGTATCCTTGACTTCGAGGGGGAGGCGAAGATGATGTTATGAAGATTACGAATGTTGATGCCTGTGCTGAACGTGCCATAAGATGCTATAATCACTGCGTTCTGATCCATCTCAACCAACCTTCTGATGTTCTCACGATCTTCGCCTTCCACCCCTCCATGAACGAAATACACTGGACGACCTTCTTGGATTTCGTTTTGCATGTCGTTGTATAGTATTCTACCATGTTTCTCAATATATTGAAACAGTAAAAGCGTATTTCCTTTCAAAGATAGGATTAAATTTCGAATAAATTTATTCCGCTGTTCACATGATACGATGTAATCCATCTCATCTTGGTACTTCTTCTTTAGAATATCCTTGCATACAGGATCTGGATGTCTTAGAACGATACACTTGATCTTGAAAGCAGACAAGTGCTTCTGATCTATAAGTTCTTTTGTCGTGGTGACCTTCTTGACTGGACCAAACAGACCTTCTAGTACCAATTTATGGGTCTGAGCACCATCAAGAGTACCAGTAAACCCAAATCTATATTGGCAATCTACCAACTTTTCCATGATAGAAGTCAACGATTTGGCTTTAAAGAGATGTGCTTCGTCTCCGATGACTACATCAAACCTATCAAACCAAGATTTAGGCATCTTGTAAATAGACTGCCATGTAGTGATGGTTATTGGTTTGTCTACGTCTTTTTCTTCTCCTGAATAGATCCTATGACAATGCTTTTCAGAGTCATATCCATAAGATTGAAAGTCAGTATACATCTGATGGACAAGAGATGTAGTAGGAACGATAAGAAGAGTACGAGCACTAAACCATCTGCTGATCAGATAGATGATGAATGATTTACCAGATGCAGTGGGAGACAAGAGGACAGCTCGACGATTGCGAACTGCATAGACAAATGCGTCTATTTGATAGTCTCTTGGTTGAAATGGGAGAGCAAGAGAATAGATGAAGTCTTGTGCTTCTTTGAGAGAGAACTCATCAGCACTGAAGTCGGTTAGGTACTCTATTTGATATTCACGTTCTTCACAGAACTTCTCGAGATACCCGTTTAGTCCTCCATATAACACGTGGCCACGCACATTAAATATGTGCACATCTCCATTCCACATACCAGACCTATACTGAGGCATAAACTGGTAACCAGGAACTTTGAAAGTGAAAAACGAATCGATCTCCTTGGCCAACCAAGGTTCACAATGGATCCTATTATATACTTCATTTAGCTTCTCTACACGTACTACATCCATTATACACCATTCATAAATTTAGCCCAATCAATCGCATTTTTTATCTGGTAATTACGGTTATTCAAAGCTTTGATGATGTTCTCAAGCAGATTGATCTTTTCTTTCTGGTACTCGATCTTAAGTTGAGTGTTATGAATATCTGTATCACCTTCTAAGTATATATTCAGATCAGTTTTAAGCACTTTGAGAGTAAAAGGATTCCATCCGTTCTCTTTCAGTTCTTCTTGGCTAAGCGTACCATTATAAAATTCATACTTTGTCTTATATAAGACCTTATATTGGTATTCAAGTTTCTTAAGTAGAAGCCTTTCCTCAGAGTACATCTTAAAGTAGGTCGAATGGTACTGAGCTATCTTTAGACTTTCTTCACCTAGTTCAGACCTATCAATCTGACTATCTTTTTCCCAAAGAGATTGAATCTCTTCTAATTTCATGATTAAATCCTATATCAATATTATTCAGGATACCATAGATTATACTACAGTAGAATTAAATTGTAAATGCCTAGACAGTAGAAATAGTGTAACGAAGGTAAGAAAAGGTTGCGGTGGCTTCCACGTAGGTTACATCAGATAACTTTGTATCGAATGAAAAGCCAGATAGATTAATAGGAGCTAAGTCAAAGAAATGCACTTGCACGATGGGATTCATCACGGAATTCATGACAAAAAGCGTGCCATCTGACTTCAATCCGCCAGGTTTGTTAAATCGATTTGAGTTTGTAGAGTCAGGACCAGTACCTATATATTGATCAAATTTTTCTGGGAAACCCGTGCCAATCATCCAGTTATGAAGTTCAAGATAATTAGACATATCTTCATCGACCCGAAAGGTTACTTGTAACTTTTCAAAAGTTAATTGCTCGCCAGAAAATGGAATATTAACAAAAGGAGTTTGCATCACAGCTTCAGGCAAACTTATTCCAGGTAAGTTCACTGATTGCACGAACCAATTCATATTAGGAGTTTTCTTAATTAAGAATTTAAATCCTAATGGTGAAAGAAAGTTCTTGTTTGAAGGTTGATTATCTACTGCTGACATAAGATCTCCTTTGTCATTATTTATGCAAAAAAATAGGAGAGCGGAGGCTCTCCTATAATTTTAAGTCTTTATTCTTATTCTAAGAAAAGAGGGGACATTGCGTCCCCCCTTTTTGACTATCTCGTCTCAATTACATGATGTTATTGACGAGAATACGACGATAGTATAGGTTTGTATCCTGTACTAGACGACCGCTGTTTGCAGGAGTTGTAGAGTTACCAGCTTCTGCAAATGGGTTGGCTACCATGCCGTAGCGTGTCTTGAAGCCAATCTTTGGCTGGAAGCTATTCTGATCGACTGCGCGAACCATCTGGAGTGGAACGTATGGGCAATAGAATAGACCGGCATCGAATGGGCTGGAACCCTTATAACCAGTTGTTAGATAGTTACCAGTTGTATATGGGTCGATGTATACACGAATACGACCATTGAGTACACCAGCGAAGGTGTTACCTGTATCGTCAACGTTTAGGTTGTTGCTGTTTAGAGCAGGAGCGTAATCAAGAACACCGGCCATCTGAAGAGCAGAAGCTACGTCGCTTGAGCAGATGAGGATGTTGCCCTTGCCACGACGTGTGTCTTTGGCAATTTGGTTACATTCACGTTCAACCTGGAACATTAGGCCCTTGAACTTTTCAACTGACCAACGACCGTTGGAGTCTGTATCAAGGTCGAATACACCGGCTGTGGTTGTACCAGTATTGGCACCGCGTACAGCTGTAATGTTAATCGTGCGGATTACTTCACGATTGATTTCAGCTAGAATTTCGGCGGAAAGAATATTGGATAGTTCTGTTTCAGCATCTAGACCATGAATAGCCTTAAGATCCTGAGCGAGTTCCATTGAGTATTCAGCCTTTAGAGCGCGACTTAGAGCAGTTACTGTTACCTTCTCGATGCTGAATGCCATTTCAGGAATTGCAGGATGAGAAGTAGTACCTAGAGCTTCAGCGTTGGCTAGTGGTAGACCAATACCCATGTTGTAAAGGGCATTGCTAACGTTGCTGTTAGCAGAAGGAACTGTACCGACTTGACCGTTACCGAAGGCAGCTGTGTTTGGTACTCTTGGTGAAGAGAATGAAGTATTCGCTTCGTTATAGAGTGCTTCTGCACTGGTCTGATCTGTGTAGCGAGCGCGCATTGCAAAGATTAGACCTGTTGGGCCAGTCATTGGCTGTACGCCGCAGATGTCATAAGCAATGAGGTTAGGCATTGAACGACGAACGAGTGAAATCAAAACTGGATCAAACGTGTCAATATTACCATCAGATGCAGTTGAGGATGATGCACCCATTGAGTTTGTTGGAGCTGCTTCACCAAGAAGATGCTGATAACCCATTTGGCGACCAGCTTCACGGAGAGCGTTCTCTGTGTTTTCTAGAATGACTGCCGTAACTGCACGACGATGTGTGTCGGCAATCTTTGGTAGATCAGGATGTTGTAGGACTGGGGCCCACTTTCTTTGTGCTTCTTCAGTTAGAATCATTGGTTTCTCCTTTGTTAGCAATCAATTATCTTGCTATTTTACTATTTATAAAACGAATGTTTTTACTTAACAGTGTTTCTACTAATGGCTTTCATATAGTGGGCCATAGGACCTCTTGTTACCGGCATTTCTTCTTCACCTTCAAAAGATTCTTCAAGAAGACCCGAGGTTCTCTTCTCTGCCTTAGCAGTGCCGAAGTAATTCTCTTTGATGATCTGAAGCTTTTTCTTATAGTTAGAAAGATCGTCGTACTCTACACCTTCCGTTAGCTTCTTGAACTTCTCAACCTGAGTAGCTACTAGGCCTTCTGAGATTTCGTTGAAAACTTCTTCAGTGTTCATTTCGTTGATTGAAGCAGCAAGTTCGATATTTTCGTTAACAGCTTCGTTCAACTGATCTTCGAGTTCTTGTACGCGAGCAGATAGCTCTTCTACGACGTCAAATCTTTCGTTAGGAACGTCAATATAGTGCTCGGCAAATAGATTCTTTAGGCCTTCAATAAATTCTTCTGTGATTTCTGACTTAAGTGCAGATTCAACAGCAATTTCATTGGTTTCCATCCACTGTTCTGTAACATAGTTTAGATATTCGTCAAGCTTAGCAGCAAGACCTTCTAGATCCTGAATTGATTGCTCTTCAATCTCTTCAAGCTTTGAGTTTAGAGCAGCTTCATATTCTTCTTCTAGAGCAGCAACGATTTCGAC